AAAATAAAACTAAATATAAAACCGTCGTGATATTCAAAAGGGTATAGGGGGTCTCGCCAAAACAGCACCCCCTCCCTCATCGCGCGGGTCTCCATTTTTCCTCTGGCGGAATTTTTTGAAAAACAAATGATATTTCAGTTATACCTTTTAAAAGGGTTTATAGGGTTTTAAGGAAAGTGAGACTCCTTTCTAATTTCGTAATATAACCGCCGTGATGAAATCTGATTTTTGCCTTCTGTACTTTTGTTTTTGGTTTGATGAAAAAATGTAGACGAAATCCTATAAATCCTTTTAAAAGTTATAACAAACTCATGCGAAGGAGGTTGTAACTGTGGCTAAAAAGAAAGAAAGTGGAACAGATCTCACAAGAAAAATTCGCCCGGCACTAACTCCGGAAGCAGAAGAGAACCAATGCATTCATTTAGCTATGCAAAGAGCAAAAGAACAGCTAATGGATGGCACGGCATCTTCGCAGGTCATTGTTCATTTTCTCAAACTAGGCTCATCCAAAGAAAAAATTGAAAAAGAAATTTTGGAGAGACAGAAAGAATTAATTACAGCTAAGACTGATCAAATACACTCTACGAAACAAACTGGGGACCTGTATGCTGATGCAGCCAGGGCTCTTAGCATGTATCAAGGTCAATCCGACGATGAAGAATTCTATGATTAAGACATACAGTGAGCTAATCAAGTTGCCGACATTTGAAGAGCGTTATCGATACCTAAAGTTATGTGGAGTAGTCGGAGATGAGACTTTTGGTTCAAATAGTTATATCCGAAACAAATTTCTCAAATCCGATTTGTGGAAATCTATTAGAAATGACATAATCATCAGAGATTTAGGATGCGATTTAGGAATCCTTGATCGAGAGATTCAAGGTACTTTAATTGTTCATCATATGAATCCGATAACACTTGATGACATTTATCATAGTAGTGAATTTCTATTAGATCCTGAGTATTTGATTTGTACGTCTTTGAATACCCACAACGCAATTCATTACGGGGATGAGAGTTTACTATTAATAGTACCTCCAGAAAGAACACCGTATGACACTTGCCCGTGGAGAAGGAGGTAACAATGGAAGTAAGTATCCTTAAAACTATAAGGAGTATGCTTGATATGGACCCGGATGAAGAAGCTTACAATAATGACATTCTTGTTCATGTAAATTCTGCAATCATGACTTTAGGTCAGCTTGGTATCGGTCCAAAGGATGGTTTCACTGTTTCGAGCGCAGCTGATACCTGGGATGAATTCCTTGGGAAATCTAAGTTGCTTGAAGGAGCTAAACAGTACATTTATATAAAGACGAGGTTAGGGTTTGATCCGCCAACGAGTTCTTTCGTGGTTGAAGCTATGAGAGCAGCAGCTACTGAACTTGAATCTCGTTTGAACATGCAGGTTGATCCCGGGGAGGAGGCTGATCAAAATGGGTGATACAGAATTTATGATTCCTAGAGATGATGAGCTTTATCATCATGGAGTTAAGGGTCAGAAGTGGGGTATCCATCGGTATCAGAATCATGATGGCAGTCTTATTAAGTCATCAGGTAAAAAGCATTCTGCAAAGGTTTCAAATTTTCTGTCTAAACATAAAGAAAAGACAGCGACTAAGAAGTTTGCAAAGAAAGCTTTGAAAGCACCGACAGCTAAAGAAATCAGCAAATTAACAAATGATGAATTAAAGAAAAGAATTGATCGTATGGATTTGGAGATTAAATATAAAAGTAAATATAGTGAACTTCATCCTACGAAAGTTAGTGCTGGCAAGAAATTTCTGAAATCAATGACCGGCGTAACAACATCATCTCTTGAAAAAGCTGGTAAAAATATTGGTGGTCAGCTTGCTACTTACTTGGCTGGTGAACTTACCAATAAAATTGCAGGTAAAGAAGTTGTGAATCCGAAAAAAGGACAAAAAGATAAATAAGAGGTAACTAACATATGGCACTTTCTAACAAGGCCGTCCCGAAATATTACGGCCGGTTTAGAGAGGCCGTTATTCGAGGCGACATACCTATCTGTAAAGAGATAGAGATGGAGATGCATCGAATAGATGATCTCATAGCAAATCCAGCTATGTATTATGATCCAGAGCCAGTAGAAGGTTGGGTTAAATTTTGCGAAAGTGAATTGACTCTTACAGATGGTTCTGATCTGCATCTTCTCGATAGCTTCAAATTATGGGGAGAGCAGGTATTTTGTTGGTACTATTTCAAAGAGAGAACTGTATATCGACCGCATCCAACTGGACACGGAGGTAAGTATGTAAAGAAGCGAATCAAGAAACGTCTCATTACGAAACAGTATCTCATCGTTGGACGAGGTGCTGCTAAATCTTTATATGATACCTGTATTCAGGCATATTATCTTACGGTTGATCCGTCAACGACTCATCAAATCACAACAGCCTTTACTATGAAGCAGGCAGAAGAGGTTATGACTCCTTTTAAGACTGCTATCATCCGATCCAAAGGTCCATTATTCCAATATATGACAGAAGGTTCTTTACAGAACACAACCGGCTCAAAACTGAATCGGCAAAAATTGGCATCTACGAAAGTCGGTATCCAGAATTTTATCACTGGTTCTTATCTTGAGATTCGTCCAATGACAATTGATAAACTTCAGGGATTGAGGTGTAAGATTGCTACAATCGACGAATGGCTATCAGCTGACGTAAGAGAAAATCCAATCGAAGCGATTGAACAGGGTGCATCTAAGAATGACGATTATCTGATTATTGCGACAAGTTCTGAAGGAACTGTTCGAAACGGATCAGGTGATACCGTCAAAATGGATTTGATGAAAATCCTTAAAGGCGATTACATTGATCCACACACATCTATCTGGTGGTATAAACTGGATAGCATCGACGAAGTTGGTGAACCGGAGATGTGGCTTAAAGCCAATCCAAACATCGATAAGACTGTTACATATGAAGTGTATCAACAGGCAGTTGAGAAAGCTGAAAATTCACCATCCAACAGGAATGACATTCTTGCAAAGAGATTTGGAATCCCGATGGAAGGTCAGACATATTTCTTTACTTATGAAGAAACATTGCTCCATAAGAAGCGAAGCTACTGGCAAATGCCTTGCTCATTGGGAGCCGATTTGTCTCAGGGTGATGACTTTTGTGCATTTACATTTTTATTTCCGCTTGGCGGTGGTAAGTTTGGGGTTAAGACTCGAAACTATATTTCCGAGGTCACTCTTAGAAAATTGCCAGCAGCTATGAGAGTCAAATACGATATATTTATACAGGAAGATTCTTTGAAAGTAATGCCAGGAACTGTCCTTAACATGATGGAAGTATATGACGATCTGGATGCATTTATCGCTGATCATGAGTATGATGTCGAATGTTTTGGATATGACCCTTATAATGCAAAAGAGTTCGTCGAACGATGGGGGACAGAGAATGGTTCTTTCGGTATAGAAAAAGTAATTCAGGGAGCTCGAACAGAATCAGTTCCACTCGGTGAATTAAAGAAGTTAGCAGAAGAGCGAATACTTTATTTCGATGAAGAGCTGATGAAGTTTGCCATGGGGAACTGCATTATCATAGAAGACACGAATGGTAATCGGAAACTGTCAAAGAAACGGTATGATCAGAAGATTGATGCTGTGGCTGCAATGATGGATGCATACGTAGCATATAAATTAAATATTGATGCGTTTGAGTGAGCAAATATAAGCATGAGGAAAAAGCCCTAAGAAACAATGGGCTAGCTAATAATTATAAGAAATGCAATAAAGAATGGATTAATGAAATTATGCTACGGAAGGTTTAGCAATCGCAGTTTTAACTAATTCAAGTAATTCTTTCAAATCTACAGATAACATTTCATGATTATGTATAGTCACAACAAAATGGTTGTCTTTTATCGTTCCATGACTTATAAGCCATGCACAACTATCGATAACTATACTAAGCATGAAACCATCAGTGGTTCTTCGCATATATTGACGCATATTGTCACCCCTTTCTACTATTAATTACGTCCAAGTACATTGTAGTATGTCTATATAGGGGTGTCAATATAAATTTAAGTATGCTATAATGTTTACATCTTATCGAAGGATGTGAACGTTATGAAATGCGAAAAATGTGGAACTGAATTATTCAGCAGTGCAAAATTCTGTCATGTTTGTGGCCATCCAGTACCGCAAAAAGAAAAACCTGTGCTAACAAAGCGATTGGAATGCCAGCATTGCGGTGGAATTATGGATGTTGATGAAACCAGAAACGTGACGGTTTGTCCGTATTGCGGTTCGAAAGAACTGGTTGATGAAAGCGACCAGGTAACCATGCAGCGAATTAAGAGCCATGCCTGGAAAGAAGTTCAGAAAGATAAGGAAGAAACAAAGAGAGCAGTATCCACCGAGCATGAAATCACTGAGCGTGAAAACAAGAAGAACGAGAGCAAAAGTGATATTGTAATTGGGATTGTATTAGGAACTATAGTTATAGTATCATTGTTGATGCTATATCTTATAGCTTGAATACATTAAAGATTATGAAAAAAAAACCAGGGATTCAGATAACAATTAGTCAAGAAACAGGGATCATGTTTTATACATGGTCTCTTTTTTACCCAAAGGAGGAACAAAATGGGCTTAATTAACGCAGTTAAAAAAGCTTGGAATGTGTTTAATCGAGATCCGACACGGTATCAGTACGACACTGGACCAGGATATTCGTTCAGACCAGACCGAGTTCGATTCAGTCGAGGCAATGAGCGTTCGATTGTTACATCAGTATACAACCGAATTGCATTGGATGTTGCAGCACTCAATATTCGACACGTGATGCTCGATAATGAAGGACGGTATAAAGATGATGTTAACGATGGGTTAAACACCTGTTTAAGTCTTGAAGCGAACATCGATCAGACTGGACGTTCATTTATTCAGGATGCTGTCATGTCAATGATGGACGAGGGATGCGTAGCCCTTGTTCCCATTGAGACTGACGATGACGTAGATCTTACTGATTCTTATGGAATTTTATCTATGAGAACCGGGAAGATTTTGGAATGGTACCCAAGACATGTCCTTGTCCGAGTTTACAATGCTCAGAAGGGATACCAGGAAGATATCAAAGTTCCGAAATCAACGGTTGCAATAATCGAGAATCCGCTGTTTGCAGTTATGAATGAACCTAACTCCACGATGCAGCGTCTGATCAGAAAATTGAATCTTCTGGATGCCATTGATGAACAGTCCGGTTCTGGAAAGCTCGATTTAATTGTGCAGTTACCATACACTGTTAAATCTGATCTTAAACGCGCTCAGGCTAAAGAGCGTAAGAAAGAGCTTGAAATGCAGCTGGCAGGCTCTAAATACGGTGTCGCTTACATTGATGCTGCTGAAAAAGTTACGCAGCTTAACCGATCAGTAGACAACAACCTGATGTCCCAGATCGAATACCTTACAAATTTACTATACAGTCAGCTCGGTATCACTCAGTCAATTCTGGATGGTACAGCCGACGAGAAGACCATGTTGAACTACTACAATCGTTCGATTGAACCCATTGTATCGGCGATGGTCGACGAAATGAAACGAAAGTTCTTAACAAAGACCGCTCGGTCACGTAATCACTCTATTCAATTCTTTAGAAATCCGTTCAAGTTAGTTCCCGTAAATGATATCGCTGAGATAGCAGACAAATTCACAAGAAATGAAATTATGACGAAGAACGAAATGCGCCAAGTTATCGGAATGAAACCGTCTGACGATCCTAAGGCTGATGAGTTAAGGAATGCTAACTTAAGTGAACCTGCAGCGGACCGTTCGGAACAAGTACAACCGAAGGAGGAAAATCAAAATGGCAAAGAAGAAGTATGACTTTGCTGGATGGGCAACAAAAGCCAACATGAAGTGTACTGATGGCAGAACCATCATGACAGGTGCGTTCAAAGATGATGATGGCCGAAGAGTTCCACTTATTTGGAATCATAGACATGACGTCCCAGATAACGTACTTGGTCATGCCGATCTTGAGTACACGGATGATGGCGTAATGGCATATTGCTCATTCAATGATAGCGATAATGCTCAGAAAGCTAAAGCACTTGTTGAGCATGGTGACATCACGTCATTGTCCATTCATGCAAATGGGCTTATTCAGGATACTGCCAAAAATGTATCCCATGGCGTTATTCGTGAAGTAAGTCTTGTTTATACACCTGCAAATCCGGGAGCATCTATCAGTCAGATTGGACTCGAACATGCTGACGCTGATGAAGGAATCATTTATACCGGTGAAGAGTTCAGTCTGTGGCATGCCGACGAAGCATCGACTGAAACTAAAAAAGAAGAAGCTGAAAAGAAATCAGAAGACTCTGAGAAATCTGACGATGAAACAGTTGGAGACATCCTTAAAACCTTAAATGAGAAACAGAAAAAAGTCGTTTCTTATTTAGTGGGAGAGGCTCTTGCAACTGATTACTCTGATGACCAGGACGACAATTCTGATAAAGAAATAGAACACAATTCCGAAGGAGGAGAAGAAATGAAACATAATGTGTTTGACAAAGAAACTCACAACAACGAGAACACACTGACTCATTCTGACCAGGAATCCATTGTTGCTATGGCTAAGACCAGCAACGTAGGTAGCCTGCAGAATGCAATCCGTATCTACGAAGACGAGCATGATACCGAACTGACTCACGGTATTGACAGTATTGAAACCCTGTTCCCAGAGTATCAGCTTACAAAACCTGGTGCACCGGAACTCATTACAAGAGATCAGGGTTGGGTTGGAAATGTAATGAATAAAGTTCACAAATCTCCAATCTCCAGAATCCGTACTCGTCAGGCAGATGTTCGTAATAAAAAACTCAGAGCATCAGGTTATGTAAAGGGTAAAAAGAAGAAAGATGCTCCAAACATTTCTCTGCTTACCAGAACAACAGATCCGCAGACTGTATATCGTAAAGATTCTCTTCACAGAGATGATATTATCGATATCAGAGATTTCGATGTTGTTGAGTATCAGTATGGCGTCATGAAAATGAACCTCAATGAAGAAATCGCCATGGCTATCATGGTTGGTGACGGTCGTGCTGAAGGTGACGAAGAAAAGATTGAAGAGACACATATCAGATCTATCTGGAACGATGATGACCTGTATACCATTCATACTGATGTTGACATTGCAGCTGCTAAGAAAGAACTGCAGGGTACAAACACCGGTGCAAACTTTGGTGCAAACTATATTTTCGCCGAAGCAATTATCAATGCATCTCTGTATTCAAGAGAGCAGTATAAAGGTTCTGGTGCTCTGGAATTCTACTGTACACCGCATCTTCTGAATCAGATGCTTCTGGCAAGAGATCTTAACGGTCGTCGTATTTACAGCTCCGTAACAGATCTTGCTGCAGCTCTTAATGTAACAGCTATTTATACTGCAGAACAGTTTGAAGGTCTTACACGTACAACTAAGACCGGAAACAAAACTAAGAAACTTCTTGGTCTGTTCGTAAATCTGGATGACTACCATGTAGGTTCTACAAAGGGTGGGGAAATCACAAGATTCAATCAGTTTGACATCGACTTCAACCAGGAGAAATACCTGATTGAAACAAGACTTTCCGGTGCCCTTACAAGAGTGTACTCAGCAATCGCTCTGGAAGAAGATGTCACAGCGGCTTCTGTCGCCGGATCTGACGAAGGCACTCAGGATCACGTTGGCTGATTAGAAGGAGAAGATCAAAATGGCAAAGTTTTATGGAAAAGTCGGATTTCTAAGAACTGAGGAATCTGCTCCGGATGTATATAGTGAGGTACTTACTGAACGTCTATATAAAGGAGACGTTATCCGAAATCAAAAGAGATACCAATCTTCTGAAAGTCTAAACGATGATGTTGTGCTGAGTAATAACATAAGTATCGTCGCTGACGATTATGCAAATGAAAATGTCTTTGCCATTAGATACGTGATGTATAAAGGGGTCCCTTGGAAAGTAACAAATGCTGAAATTCAGAGACCCCGTATTATTTTGACGTTAGGGGGTAAATACAATGTCCAAGAGAGTTGATTTAGGAAATAAGCTTAAAGAGATTCTTGGGTCGAACAATGTATATTTTCAGCCCCCTGATAATCTTAAGATGGTTTATCCATGTATCAGATATCGACTGGAAGGTGGTAATGCTGAGTATGCAGACAATGTTACTTACCGCTTTTCCAGACAATATGAACTCGTATTCATTGGTAAAGATCCAGATTCAGAGATTATCGATAAACTGGCAATGCTTCCTGGTTGCAGGTTCGATAGGAATTATACAACAGATAATCTGAATCATTACATTTACCACATTTATTATTAGGAGGTATTTTTATGGCCGTACTTGTATGGGATAAGAGCGAAGATCGTAGATATGAGAGTGGTGTCTCTAAAGGGGTACTGTTCCCTAAAAAAACTGATGGCACCGATGCATATGAAAACGGTGTCGCATGGAGCGGTCTGACAGGAGTTACCGAAAGTCCATCAGGAGCCGATGTAACAGATTTATGGGCTGACAACATTAAATATGCGTCTCTTCGTGCTGAAGAAACATTTGGCGCAACAATTGAAGCATATACATACCCGGACGAATTTGAAGAATGCAACGGCTCAACTGAAGCGGCAGAGGGTGTATATATCGGTCAGCAGAAGAGAAGAGCATTTGGCTTTGCTTATCGTACCGACATCGGTATTGGAGAAGATTCCGAGGCTGGATATAAACTGAATCTGGTTTATAACGCAACTGTCTCACCGTCCGAAAAAGGTTACGAAAGTAGAAACGACAGTCCAGATGCTGTCGCCATGTCATGGGAAGTAAGCACTACATCCGTTAGTGTAGCCGGACACAAACCTACAGCACATATCACTATCGATTCAACGAAAGTTAAAAATAAGGCAAAACTGAAAGAACTGGAAGATAAACTGTATGGAACTGCCGAGGCAGAGCCTACGCTTCCATCACCGGATGAAGTCCTTGCTATCTTTGCAGCAGCCTAAGGGCTATTTTTTTTTTTACAATTTTTAGGGATCTGTAACAGGATCCCTTCATATTAGAAAGGAGTATCACTTATGTTTACAAAAACAGTTACTTATAAAGATTTCGATGGAAATGAAAGAACAGAGGTATGTAGATTCAATCTGAGTGAACCTGAAATCATTGAGATGGAATCAAGTTATCCAGGCGGTCTTGAGCAGATGCTTAAGAAAATCATTGAAGAGAAAGATCAGCAGAAAATCCTTGCAGTATTCAAAGAACTTATGCTTAAGTCTTATGGCGAAAAAACTCCGGACGGAAAGCGATTTATCAAATCCAAAGAATTGTCTGAGGCATTCTCACAGACCGGTGCTTATGAACAGCTGTATATGCGGATTCTGAGAGATACTGATTTTGCCATTGAATTTACAAATGGCATCATGCCAGAAAGAGTAAGACAGGCTGCTAGTCAGGTTAATGCCGATACAATTGCATCACCTGTAGCATAAAGCTTGTAGGAGGTTTGAGAATGCTTTCCATTAACATAGATCAGGTTGAACTGTTTAATGAGCAGACGAATGAATTTTTCTATCTGAAGCCAATAGTTCTTAAGCTGGAGCATTCTCTCATCTCTATTTCAAAATGGGAAGCAAAATGGCACAAACCATTTGCAGACTCTCAGAAAACTGATGCGGAGATGAGGGATTATATACGCTGCATGACTTTGAATGGTGATTTGCATCCAGCATATTATTCTAAACTTTCTAAAGAAGACATTACAAAAATCGAAAACTATATAAACGATGAAATGACTGCCACCACATTCCGTATAAATGGACAGCAAAAGGGTAGAGTTCCGTCCAAGAAAATTATTACATCAGAATTAATCTATTATTGGATGATTACTTTAAATATACCATTCGAATGTGAGAAGTGGCATTTAAATAGACTACTTACTTTAATCAGAGTGTGCAATGTTGAAAATTCTCCAAAGAAGATGAGTAAGAAGGAGACTTCGGCATACTATAAAGCTCTTAATGCAGCAAACAGAAAGAAATTTAATTCGAAAGGATGATTATATGAGGCTTTTAGGAATTGACGTTTCAAGTTATCAGGGAAAACCTGATTGGAAAAAAGTTGCCAAAACCGTGAAAGTTGCTATTTTACGAGTCCATCAGAAAAACGGAATTGATTCATCTTTTGAGCACAATTACAAAGGATGCGTTGATAACGGGATTATGGTCGGAGTCTATAAATACAGTTATGCGAAAACCGTAGCTGAAGCTGAAAAAGAAGCGGATGCTGTTTTAGCCGTTCTCAATAACAGACACCTTGATTTTCCAGTATTTTATGATCTGGAGTGGGACAAGCAGGCGGCTCTTGGAAAAACAGCCATCACAAACATCACAAAGGCTTTTTTAAATAAAATCACAAAGGCCGGATACAAAGCCGGTATTTACTGCAATACAAATTGGTACAAGAATATTCTTGATACAAAGACTCTTAATTATGATTATTGGATTGCATCATATCCGTACAAGGACAATGGTACAGTTCAGGAAAGACTGAAACCGTCAGCTGGAATTGGTTGGCAATATTCAAGTAAGGGAACCGTTGATGGTATTTCTGGACCAGTCGATATGGATCTCTTTTATACTGATTATAAGTTAGATAAAACTAACGCAAAACCGGAAGCAATCCCGGTATCAACCACTAAAACTCTGTGGGAGAAATGCGCTGAACTTATGGCGGCACAGACTGGTTACATGGAGAAAGCTACGGAAGCTATGCTCGATGACAAAACCGCTAATGCTGGTTCTGCAAACTATACCAAATATGCAAGAGATGTAAACTCTTGGGGGCAGCCGGGTTGTCAGGGACAGCCATGGTGTGCAGAGTATCAGTTCTGGATTGATGTTCTTACATTTGGTCTTAAGAAGGCTCTTGCACATATGGGTGGTGGATTCTATAACTGCGAAGAAATCACGAAACATGCCAAAGCAAATGGTACATGGCATAAAGAACCTAAACTTGGAGCTCTCGTGATCTTCCGTAACGGCAGCCATATCGAACGAGTCACCAAAGTTACGACTACCGAAATCTATACAAATGGCGGAAATACGTCGCGGACTGACAAGAACGTAGTCATTGCTAATGGTGGAATGGTTTGCGACAAAGTTTATTCCAGAAATTGTAAAGATATTGATGGATATGTTTGGATTGATTATGGAACGACCGCTGATGCAGCATCTACGGCGACCGCTAAAAAGCTTTCCAAAGTTCGTAAGTTTGTTGGTAGAGTCACAGCTAATGGCTGTTTGAATGTTCGGTCATGGGCCGGTACTGATAATCCGAAAATCAAGAAATATCCAGTACTCAACCGTAATGATTTGGTAGATGTGTGCGACACTATCAAAGATGACGAAGGTGAAGACTGGTATTATGTTCGCATCGCAAGTAAATACTATGGCTTTGTATGCGCTGAGTACATTGCCCGTCAGTGATAAGGAAATTTCAAAATGATTACGTTTAAGCATAGCGGAAACTTTAACCATACAGAAAAGTTTCTTAAAAAAGCGTCCAGGGCTGAATATTTAAAAGTCGTTGAACAGTATTGTCAGCAGGGCGTTCAAGCTCTTGCTGAAGCGACTCCTGTTGATTCAGGAAAAACCGCCTCCTCTTGGAACTACAACATAGAGCGTTCCAAAGGGGGCATTTCTATTTATTGGACAAATTCGAATATTAACAAAGGTGTGAATATTGCCATCATTCTGCAATACGGTCATGGTACGAGAAACGGCGGCTATGTCCAAGGTAGGGATTATATTAATCCTGCTTTACGACCGATATTCGATGCAATGGCTGATGGAATGTGGAAGGAGGTAACTTCACTGTGAGTAGTATTGACGAACGAGTTGTCGAGATGCAATTCCGAAATGACCAGTTTGAGCAAGGTGTTAAGAAGAGCTTAATTTCCTTGGAAAACCTCAAGAAGGGATTGAACCTTGACAAATCATCCAAAAGTCTGTCAAACCTTGAAAGTACAGCCAAGAATTTCTCTATGAAAAATCTGGCGTCAGATGTGGCAAGCATTTCAGACAGATTCTCTACTATGGGAATCATCGGAATGACAGCTCTGCAGAACATTACGAATTCTGCCATTGCAACAGGTAAAACACTTATGTCTGCATTGACCATAGATCCTGTCAAATCTGGTTTTCAGGAGTATGAAACGCAGATTAACTCTGTCCAGACAATTCTTGCTAATACAGAGAGCAAAGGAACTACCCTTGACCAGGTAAATGCGGCATTGGATGAGTTGAACCATTATGCCGATATGACAATTTACAATTTTACGGAGATGACCCGTAATATTGGTACATTTACGGCAGCTGGTGTTGATCTGGATACATCAGTTCAGGCAATTAAAGGTATTGCCAATTTAGCAGCTGTGTCCGGTTCAAACTCTCAGCAGGCAAGTACTGCTATGTATCAGCTTTCACAGGCATTAGCAGCTGGTACTGTTAAACTTCAGGACTGGAACTCAGTAGTAAATGCAGGTATGGGTGGTCAGGTCTTTCAGGATGCACTGAAAGAGACTGCTCGTGTCCATGGAGTTGCCATTGACCAGATGATTAAGGATGAAGGTTCTTTCAGAGAAACTTTGAGCAAGGGATGGCTTACATCTAGTATCTTGACAGAGACACTTTCCAAGTTCACTGGTGACCTCAACGAATCTCAGCTGAAGACGATGGGTTATACTGATGAACAGATTTCTTCAATAATCAAAATGGGTCAGACAGCTAACGATGCTGCCACAAAGGTAAAGACCTTTACACAGTTGTTTGACACATTAAAGGAAGCCATGCAGTCTGGATGGACTCAGAGCTGGGAATATATTGTTGGTAATTTCGATCAGGCGAAAGAGTCACTCACTGTTGTATCCGATACTTTAAGTGATATCATTAACAATTCTTCAAATAAACGTAATGATTTGCTATATGATGCACTTACATCGAATTATGATAAATTCATCAAATCTATTAATGATGCTGGTATCGAAACAACAGCTTTTCAGGATAGAGTAAAAGCGGCTATCAACGAAAACGGTGGTGATGCTGACGCTCTTATTCAAAAATATGGAACTCTGGAGAAGGCTATTCGTGCGGGTGCAGTATCATCCGATTTGCTTAAGAAAAGTCTCGGTGGAATATCCAAAGAGAGTCTTAATATTGATCGTTTGCTTCATTTTAAAGATACTGGTGAAGATGTAAAAAATGTTCAGGAAGCTCTTAAGCAGCTTGGATACGATTTGAGTAAATACGGTTCTGATGGTCTTATTGGTTCAGAGACGACGGCAGCTATTAAAGCCTTTCAGCAGGCGAAAGGTCTTAGTGTTGATGGTATTGTTGGTCCAAACACAGTAAAAGCCTTACAAGATGCCGTTGGTTCTACTGATAAACTTAAGAAAAATGTTGATGATCTGATGAACGATATCACCAAAAAAGGTGGTAGAGATTTAGCCATTGAATCAATCGGATACGCATGGAAGGGTCTTATTCGTATAGCCCATGATGTTAAGACTGCTTATAAAGATATCTTTCCGAAGGAGTTTACATCCGATGATTTGTATGGAATCATACAAAAGATACATGATTTATCATTCAATCTCATGTATAGTTCTAAGACCAGCGATCAGTTACAGCGATCTTTCAAAGGGTTGTTTGCAGCATTGGATATTGTCGGAACTATCACCGGAGGAGTAGTACGTTTTGGCTTTAGGACATTGTGCGATTTGCTTAAGATGTCTGATATTGACATTCTGGAATTCACAGCAAATCTTGGTGATAATATCGTAAAACTGAGAGATGCTATACATAACAACGCACTTTATACGTCTGCCCTTGAGTTTACATCAACTAACTTAAAGAAAGCAGCAAGTTTTATCAAAGACTGGACTGTAAAGCTGTATGAGTCTGAGAAAGTTCAAAATGGAATAAAAAAAGTCCAAGAAGAGTGGGGTAAAGACCTTAACAAACTTGGTGGATATTTTGAAGGTGGTTCTACCAGACTTACCGCTTTTATTAATAGATGCAAAAAGCTTGACAAGATTGATATGAATAATATCGGAGATGTCTTAAAAGACTTCAAAGATAATGTGTTCGATTACTTTGTTAATACTGACAAAATCTTTGATACAGCCGGTAAAGGAATTGATAAATTCAAAGATTATGCTCATAAAGGACTTAGCATTGTCGTAGGTGATTTTAATACTTTCGGAGAAGGTCTCGATAAACTTAAGGATAAGTCATGGGATACAGTCATTACAAATCTATCAAAACTGAAAGATGGTATTAGTGAGTTTGCTGATATTGTAAAAGACAAACTTTCTAATGTTGACTGGAGTCCAATCGTTGCTATTGTTGGTAGTGGACTGATTATTCTAGCAGCCAAGCAGGTTGGTAAACTTATCAATTCCGTAAAGCGATTAACTTCATTGTTGCCCGACCTCTCAAATCTTGGAGATAGTGTTGACAAAGTTTTAAGTAGTTGGGCTTCCAGCATTAAAGCTGATGCATGGATAAAGCGGAGCCAAGCTGTCAAGAATCTCGCAGTATCAATCGGAATTCTTGCGGCATCGCTTGTTGTGTTATCACAGATTTCAGAGCCTGATTTGCAGAAAGCTTTCATTAGTTTAGCTGCTATTGGCGGGTTACTAGCCGCACTTACAGGTGTAGCAGGTTTAGTTAATGCACTTTCTGATATATCTGGTGCTGGAAAAGAAATGAAATCCATAGCGAAAGCTATGCTGATAATGTCTATAGCTCTCAAGGTCATGGATGGAATGAATTTACAATCCGCATTAAAAAATGCATTATTGCTTGGAGAATTAATGGCTGCAATGATGGTTGTAGATTCTATAGTCGAAAATTTATCGTATGGATCGGATGGTAAATCATGGACATCTATAGCTGTATCCATGTTTATCATGGTACAAGCATTAAAAAGTCTTGCTAATGCCGAAGGGGATATAGACAAAGCAGCAGCTACGATGCGTGTTCTCATGGGGGCACTAGCCGGTATGAATGCGTTTATGGATTATACGGCGACTAAACTTGAATCAAGTCCAAGTTGGAAATCATTACTTGCCATGGCAGCGTCTTTGTATTTGATTGTTATGGCTATGAAGAAGATTGCTAAGATGAATCCGGATGAAATTCGTAAAGGACTTGGCGGAGTAACAGCAATCATGGTGGTTCTTGCGGGAGTTATGCTTTCTACTAGATTGGCTGGGCAAAATGCACAAGTAGCTGGAACCGGCATTCTGGCAATTTCAGCAAGTCTCATTCTCATTGCACAGGCAATCAAAATGATTGCTAAAATGGATAACAGCGATATTGCTAAGGGAATCATTACACTTGGATTGGTTACCGTATTGTATGGTGTTCTGATGGGAATTTCCAAGTTACCTGGTGGAGGAAACAGCGATAAACTTGGTGTTATGATGCTTGGCATGTCAGCAAGTATTCTTATTCTCGCAGGCGCTATGAAACTACTTGCTACTATAGATGATGGCGAAATGAAGAAGGCATTAGGTGCCGTTGCTGCTTTAGCAGCTGTAGTTACATTGATGAGTAGATTTGCTGGTGGTATGACAAAAATTAACGCTAAACCGCTAACCAGTTTAGCTATTGCAATTGGTGTTTTAGCCGGATCTGTTGCTTTGTTATCTATGATTGATGGTACTAAGTTGGCTGGCGCCACATTTGCAATGACTGTATTAATGGGTATGTTTTCGTTGATGGAACTCGCTAGTAAGAACGTTATTGGAGCACGTAAAACGTTACTTGTTATGGCGGGTACCGTAGCACTATTAGCAGTAGTTCTTGGTATCCTTGCTAACATTCCAAACTCGGATAAAGTTCTGAGTGTAGCTCTTGGGTTATCGGCAGTACTTGGAGCAGTTGCGGCCGCCTGTGCCGTACTTACAGTAACCAATGTAAACCCAGCATCCGCAGCATCTGCAGCTCTTGGACTTGTAGCATTTGTTGGAGTTCTCACAACACTGATGACCGCTCTTGGCGGAGTTCTAAGTCTGGTGAACAATTTCTCCGGAGGAGCAGTCGATTCTGCGCTCGACTACCTTAAGACAGTTTTATTTAAAGTAGGAGACGCAGTTGGTTCTTTGGTCGGAGGATTTGCTGCTGGTGCCACTTCTAGTTTACCAGCAATTGGATCTAATTTGTCCAATTTTGCTACAAAAGCAGCTGGATTCTTCATTATGCTATCCACGCTGAAACCAGATTGTGCAACTGCAGCTGGAACTTTAGCATCTGCTATAGGTTCTTTTGTTGGTTCTGGTATTCTGGATGGATTATTTGAGAAATTCACCGGCAACAGCTCACTTGCAAATCTTGGTACGAATCTTACTTCACTTGGCGCAGCGCTTACATCTTTCTATAATGCAACGCAGGGCATAACTGACACCGGACACATGCAGGAAGTTGTAGCAGTAGCTCAGAGTATTTCTGATCTTAATAATGCACTTCCAGCTACGGGTGGTAAACTCCAGGCTTGGTTAGGCTCAAAAAATTTATCATTGTTTGCTACAGGGGCTTCCAATCTTGGCGATGCAATGAAATCATTTGCTGAATCTACATCGGGAATCACTGACACTGGAAATCTTGAGAGTGTGGTTAAAGTAGCTCAAGGTCTTGCGAAACTCAATGACGCTCTTCCCGAAACAGACGGTATCATTCAGAAAATCACAGGTTGGAAGAATATGTCTGGCTTTGGAAAAGGCATTAAAGCTTTTGGTAAAGCCATGAGCGACTTCTCAAGTTCTGTATCCGGTGATAATGCTATAAATGAAGATGCTGTTGCAGCTGCTAAGAGAGCTGGCGAGCTGATGACACAGCTTGCAAATGATGTTCCTACATCAGGCGGCTTAATTGACTTTTTCACGGGCGGAAACGATATTGGCGGATTCGGCGCATCTCTTAAGAAATTCGGAACAAGCCTTTCTGAATTCTCAAGTTCAGCATCAGGTATCGATGGTGGTCAGATGGATACCGTTATGGATGTTACCAAGAAACTGGTCACACTTGCAAACAGTATGGGAGCAGATAATGGCTTTGCTGCCGCATCTTCAAATCTCACAACGTTTGCTCAGAACCTTATGCAGTTTGGCACACAATTTACTACTGGATTCTATTCAGAGATTGCTTCTGTGGATGCCGGTAAGATTACAGCTGTTTCAACAGCAATGCAGGTCTTCTATGACATGTGTAGTAAGACAGCAGGACAGACCATCGACACATCAAATCTTGTTGTGTTCGCAGATACACTTGGAAGTAAGATGCAAGATTTGAATACTAAACTTTCAGGGCTTACTGGAATCGATACATTCGGCACCACTATAGTTCAGTTCGGTATTAAACTCAATGCATTTGGTCAGTATGTCAATACAGTAGATACCGGTAAAATGGATGCCGTATCCGCATCAATCCAGAAGATGTACGACACCATGTCCAAATGTCAGGGAAGCTTTGATACAAGTGGAATGCAGTCATATCTGAAGAACATGAGTAGTTCCATGGGTGATACGATGTCTGGAGTAAGTAGTTCTATTTCATCCGCATCATCTGGCGCTACATCAGCAATGAGCGGACTGTTTAATGGATTGTCTAGCACCGTACAGACCAGAAGTACGTCCTTGAACGCATCGTTTAAGACACTTGGTAGCAGCATGATCAAATCCTTTGCATCAGCTATTACAGCAGGTAGAGGTTCAGTTGTCAGTGCTGCTTCGAATGTAGCATCAGCCGGTTTACCAGCAGCAAAAGCACATTACGGCGGATATTATTCAGCAGGTGTATATCTTTGTGCTGGTTTAGCTGGAGGTATCGGAGCAGGAGCATCCAGTGCGATTAATGCCGCTTCAAATGTTGCAGCACAGGCTTTAGCAGCAGCAAAAGCAAGACTTGGTATTCACTCACCTTCACGAGAATTTTATGCGGTAGGTGATTATGCTGTACAAGGTTTGACAAATGCCCTTTCTGACGGTCAGAAATCAGCTCAGTCCGCTGGTTCCAATGTTGCAACTGCATCATTAGCAGGATTACAGAATTCACTTGACATGATTTCGGCTCTTATGAACAGTGGTCTTGATACATCTCCAACGATTACTCCGGTGATTGACGATTCTCAGGTTCGGGCAGGCATCCAGCGTGTTAATACTATGATGACCAATCTCACCGTTGGACAGAACATGGCTATGGCTGGTGCATCGTTCGGAATAAATCAAAATGGAGATACTGCTGATGTGGTTTCAGCAATCAATGGTCTTCGTAAGGATATCCTTGACAGACCGCAGAACGTATACACAGTGAACGGTGTTACTTACGATGACGGCAGCACAACAGCAAACGCAGTTAAGACATTGGTAAGAGCAGTAAAAATGAATGGGAGGGCATAATGGGATATAGAACAGGAACTGATAAAACCGTATACAGCACATCAAAACCTGTTATATCGTTTACTCCAGGAAGTAATACGCAGGTTGTCGCCCAGTTCAACATGAACTTGAAGAGGCGTTCAAAAGCTGTTAAAGAATATAAGCTTCAATGGCTGTATAAAGTGGGAAATCGAAGAATCGAAGGTTCCACTGACACCGTTCAGGCCGGTGCAAATGGAATGTCAAATAGTACTGATGCTATATATAACATTATTTATAGTCCGCCATCAGACGCTGTCGAAGTAGCAGTCAAAGTGACAGTTGTAGGAAAAACTTATAAATATTATAAGAACGAAACGGCTGAAAAGAAAAAAAAGACAACCAATGCCACTTATAAAGGTGGGACACAGATATCAAATTGGTTCAGTATCAACGCTAATAAAACTGCAGTTCCATCAGCACCATCAGCAACAATAAATGCTGTTGATAATCTGCAGTTGGATTTCGAAATAACTGACGATAATCTGAAGAATACCCATATTCAATTTCAGGTATGGGCTAATAATGGTTGGGAATATTTTGCATCAGGCTTGCTTCAGAAAACCAATATTAAGACAGTTAAAGCATCATGTAGAGTTAATCCTGGCAACACTTATAAAGTACGTTGTCGAGGCTATAGTTCTACATACAATGCATACAGTGAGTGGTCTGGTTATTCATCAGATATTGTAACATATCCTCCAGCACCTACCGGAATCAACGCTGTAATTGTTGGTGTAGATGGAACAGATGTACGTGTATCTTGGAACGCATCACCAACCGCGACAAGCTATGAGATTGCATATACAAATGATCCGTCATTATTTGGACAATCTGATGGCGTATCAACAGTTTCAACGTCTGATAAATCTACATCTTATACATTTGCAAATAATTCAACACTGTCTCTTGGTAAAACTTGGTATTTCCAAGTAAGAGCTAAGAATAGCGGAGGAGAGTCGCCATATTCCGGTTATACCGGACTCACAATTGGTAAAAAACCATCGGCACCGACTACATGGTCTTCAACGACCAAAGTTGGTGTTGGTGAGAATCCTATTTTGTATTGGGTGCATAATGCAACAGATGGATCAAGTCAGACATGGGCGCAGATCATGGTTACAGTGAACGGTTCTTCAAAGACTCTTACATGGCAGAATACCCGTGTCGGAGACGAACGAGATGCTACGGTTGAATATCCATTAGATGTGACTGATTATGCTGAGGGGAGCAAAATCTACTGGAAAGTTCGAACAAAAGGTGCAATGACCGCTGATCAGTACTGGAGTGATTGGTCCGAGGAAAGAACTATAGATATATATCCGAAACCAACAATAAGTTTGGATATCAACGGTACGAATGAGAGCATTACGTCATTTCCAATCAAAATGGGATATATAACTGGACCTGTTTCGCAGATTCCAGTGACATTTCATATACAAATCTTTGCTCAGGAGAATTACTGGTACGATACGTATGACGGTACAAGAGTGATGGTGTTCAAAGATGACGAGGTATTTTCTAAAGTCATTGATGTTAAAGATAAGACAGGCACGTTCGAAATTGTAGCTACAGATGTTCATCTTGAGAATGCTATACATTACAGTTTCAAATGTACGGTATATATGGAATCTGGTTTATTAGCATCTTATTCAGTTACTCGTTGGGTTAATATGGATGATACAAATCTTAGTCCGCAGGTAATAATGAGTGATATCGACCCCGAGACCATGTCAATTGAGATTTGTCCATATTGTGAAGATACGACGATAGAAATTCCAGAAGAGCCTGATGAAGATAGCGATGAGCTTGAAAATCCTCAGGTATATGGACTGGCGGAGAACGTTATATTGGACGTCTACCGTATCAATTACGATGGTACGTTCACCAAGATTAACAAAACGCAAGTGGCAAATACTCGAACAACTTGGTTACATGACCCTCATCCACCTCTGAATCAGGTGCAGTATCGAATTGTAGCAACTTCAACAATTACCGGTGCATCTGTATACAATGATACGGATGCCGAACCAGTTGGAACAGCATTAGCACCTGAACCGGTACCGATTATCATTCAATGGGGTGAGCAGTGGACCGACACCGAGTACCCAGACGAATCATATGCCGGTGCAAGTGACATGGACAACGATCCTACTTATCTCGGCAATATCTTAAAGCTTCCTTATAATATCGACATATCTGATAGTAATGACAAAGATGTTGAATGCATCAAATATGTTGGCAGACAGCATCCAGTCAGTTACTATGGTACTCAACTTGGTGTTGTATCGACATGGAAGACAGATGTTCCGAAGACCGATATGGATACATTGAGTATGCTTAGAAGATTGAGCATTTATATGGGCGATTGCTATGTTCGAGAACCTTCCGGAAGTGGATACTGGGCGAACGTAGCTGTATCATTCGAACAAACACATAACACATTAGTCATTCCGGTTACGCTGACACTTACTAGAGTAGAGGGGGATGCTTAATGCCAGATTGGACTAAATCTATGCAAAGGACCTATGAGTATTATCTCGTAGATCCTCTTTCTTGGTGTGACAAATCCAGAATAACATGCGTTAAGTCGAGTACAATCGAACGAGATAGCAGTGAAGCTACGACCGGGCATGCCACTTTGGAAGTCACTGAATCGCTTAATGAGTGCTATATCCGTATATACATGGTAGTAATTCAAAATGGAGTTACTGAGAAGTTCCCTTTAGCGACAGTACTCGCTCAAACTCCTGGAAATGACTTCGACGGTAAGATTGCAAGCATGTCTATAGATGCTTATATGCCGTTGGTAGAGTTGAAAGAGACATTACCTCCATACGGCTTCACTATCATGAAGAATGCTAATATTATGGAGAACGCTTGTAAGAACATTCGGGAACATATGAGGGCGCCGTTAATTGTGACGGAGAGCAATAAGACCCTTGTTGAGAATTTTGTATCAAATACGGACGATACATGGTTGACGTTCAATTCGGATTTGATAGCTAAGGCTGATTTCAGTTTTTCTACTGATGAGATGGGAACTGTTACGTTTTCTCCGAAACGAGAGCTGGAAGCAATGCAGCCGGTCGTTACTTTTGGAGATGATGAACATTCAATTCTTCAGCCTAGTATCAGCACGGAATACGATTTGTATGGGGTTCCAAATGTGGTAGAGGTTATTTATTCGGGCGATAATCAATTCTTCAAGTCTCGAATAGAGAATAACGATCCGACAAGCATAACTTCAACTGTAAATAGAGGGAGAGAGATTTTATATAGAGACACCAATCCAAACATCACTGGAACGGTGTCTCAATCTATCTTAGATACTTATGCAAAGAATCTATTGAAGGCTAAATCGACTTTGGAATACAAAGTTACATTTAAACATGCTTATTATCCAGTTCGAGTCGGTGATTGCATTCGATTGAATTACGAAAGAGCTGGATTGGAAAACGTGAAAGTAAGAATAACAAGTCAGTCTATACCATGTGATGCTGCATGTCAGGTTGAAGAGACTGGTGTGTTCACAAAACAGTTATGGGGTGATTTATAATGAGTCTTGATAAGAAAGTTATAAAAGACTTCGTTGCTGCTGTAAATAAAAAAGAGGAGACGAAAACTCCTACCATTTTAACCGGTACCGTTCATAGAGAGGGCGGTACCGTTTTTGTTAAGATTGACGGAAGTGAAAGCTTGACTCCCGTCTCTACCGTAATAAATGTTGAGAATGGTGAGAGAGTTACACTGACCATTGAGAATCATAAAGCAATGATCACTGGTAACTTATCATCACCGGCAGCAAGAGGTAACGAAGTTGAAGATTTAAAAGTTATTGTTGGTGATAAGGTCAGCACTGCAGAACTTGAGGCCATTACAGCGAAAGTTGGAGAAATTGATGGTGATGTAGCAAATTTCAAAGAGACGACCACTGAAAAGTTAACAGCACAGGACGCCAATATTAAGAAAATTGATGGCGACGTAGCAAACTTTAAAGAGACAACAACCGAGAAATTAAAAGCGAATTCCGCAGCAATCGGTAGTCTGGATTCCACATTTGCTAACTTTAAAGATGCTACAGCTGAAAAATTTAAAGCCAATGAAGCAAGTATTGAAGATCTTAAAACAGGAAAACTCTCAGCAAAAGATGCTGATTTAAAATATGCCAATATTGATTTCAGTAATATTGGAAAGACTGCAATGGAGTATTTCTATGCTCAGTCTGGTTTAGTAAAGGATGTTAAGATCGGAGATGCAACAATCACCGGCGAACTGGTTGGTGTTACTATCTCCGGTGACTTACTTAAAGGTAATACTGTTGTTGCAGATAAGCTGGTAATCAAAGGTTCTGACGGTCTGTATTACAAGTTGAATACGGACGGTATGGTCACTGAGAAAGAGCAGACCGACTATAACAGCTTAAATGGACAGGTTATCAGAGCAAAATCTATCACAGCTACCAAAATTGATGTCGAGGATCTTGTTGCGTTTGGTGCTACGATTGGTGGATTCAAAATAAGTCAGAATTCTATTTATTCCGGAGTTAAGGAAACTGTCGGAAATACAACTCGTGGTATTTATATGGATAACGATGGTCAGTTTGTGTTTGGTGATGCTAACCAGTATGTGAAATTCTACAAAATTAGTGAAGGTAAGTATAAACTTGCAATTGCTGTAGAAGATTTGTTTATTGGTTCGTCAAATGTAGCGGATGCAATCGAAGATGTTAAGAAGACGGCTGATAATGCCGCTAGTGTTGCATCCAGTGCTTCGTCGGCAGCTTCGACAGCCAATAGTACTGCAAATGCCGCCAAGTCAACAGCAGAAGGAGCAAGTAAGACTGCCAGTGATGCTGCTAGTACAGCAAGTGCAGCTAATCAGACAGCAGCTAATGCCAAATCCACTGCTGATCAGGCGAAGAGTGAGGCGGATACAGCGAATACAAATATTACTGCTATATCCAAACGCGTCGCAGAAGCAGAAACTTCCATCTCTAAAAATAAAGATGAAATTGCTCTCAGAGCAAAGAAAACAGAAGTAACTGAAGCTATCAATAATTCCAAAACGGAAACAGATGCTTCTATTAAGGTTCTGTCTGATAAAATTGCAAGCACTGTAGAAACTACTGACAATCTCGGAAAAAGAATGTCCAAAGTAGAACAGGATTCTAGCAGCTGGAGTGTTACTCTTGAAACAGCCAACGCTGCTAAGAGTGCTGCAGATAATGCGAGCCAGACTGCATCGAGTGCAAAAAGTGCTGCAGATAAAGCGAATGAGAATGCATCAAGTGCCGTATCAACAGCCCAAAACACAGTTAAGAGTACCACGGAACAGTTCTATAAATCCACATCTCCAACTTCTTTGTCTGGCGGATCATGGAGTAATTCACAGCCTACGTGGGAAAACGGTAAATATATCTGGAAACGTACGTATGTAGTGAAGAACAATGGCACTACAGAATACCAGCCATCAGTGAATGGTGTATGTATCACTGGTAGTACCGGTGCTAAAGGTGACAAGGGCGATAAAGGTGCAACAGGACCAACAGGACCTCAAGGACCGCAGGGAGTTCAGGGAAAAACAGGAGCTACAGGACCGCAGGGTCCAAAAGGCGAAGCCGATATCAAATGCTATCACATGACTGGTGGCGATAACGCAAAAGTCTGGTCTAAGCTTGGAACGTTAGTGTCAAAAGGCGATAACTCAAATTTTGTTATTAATGTGTATTCCGGTGACGGCTATAATGGACAGTCATATCAGAATTCGAAAGCAGAGATTGTGATAAAGGATGGACGGCAGAGTTCAACATCTGCAACAACAGCGTTCGGTGTTAGCGTAACAAGACAGAACTGTGAAGGGTTTTTAGTACAGGTACGTGCTACAGCACATAACACTTGCGATGTATGGGTATATTTACCGTGGGCATATTCGTGGGGTAATTATACTATTTCTGGCTATTACACGTCCTGGACGCCAAGTAATAATACATCTTCGACGGCTCCTACAACTGGAACAGCTCAGGAAGTGGCATACCGAATGAATGCTGAAAATGCCGCCAAAACAGCCACCAACTACATGAAGTTCGATAATTCTGGTCTGACTGTTGGTGATCTTACGGAAAAAACCCTTGGACGAAATGTCAATATTGATAGTAGTTCGGTAAATATCCGGAACGGGACTAATGTCCTAGCACAGTTTGCTGAGAGTTTGATTGAGATTGGTAAAAATACCAGTACCGCCACGATTAGTTTTCTAGGCGGAATTGTAAAACTTATAGGCGAAAAACAAACGATTGAAGGTACAACTTTCTATGACGCTCATTTATTATCAACTAATATGATGACTCTTGGAACTGGTAGTACCGATCCAAGTAGCGATAAAATTAATTCGCTAATAAGTATGAATGGGATGTCTGGAGAACGTGAAGTACTGGCGAGCGTGACCGACAGATACGGTCATTCAACTTTAACACTTATCGATTCGTCAGCAAGTCTATACAGTGACGGTGATGCAGGATATTCCTCAGTTGATGTTATATGTAATAACAATACGTCACAGGTAGAGTTGCGTACCAATGGCTCAAACGGTAATAGAGCATTAGTTAATTATTCACACGCCATTCAATACTGGAATAATTCAACGCTTCTTGCTGCGTATAATGGTCAGACTCCATGTCTTTGGGACGGTGGAGCTTGGATGTTTGCAAGTCAAAGTGTAAATCTGAGTGCACCGATAAGCGAACAACCTCATGGGATATTAGTTATCTTTGCGTTATTTGACCCGACGACAAATTCATTGACTAACGTAATGACGAATCCTTTCTTTGTTCCAAAAACTGCGATAAATTATGATTACATATTTACTATGTTCTGGGAAAATGCATGGCAGATGTGTACTAAGAGAGTAACAATACAGAATACGTGTATTATAGGAAATGATCAGAATAAATCTGCGGCGTTTAAGGCAAATACCGGTATTACAACCAGTCCACAGTATTTTGTACTCAGACGTGTATACGGAGTTTAAAGGAGATTTGTTATGGCATTAAAGAAAAAAGTAACAGCAAAAAATGGTATCGTAACCGAATATCATAGAATAGCAATGATTTCAGTGGAAGTTAATCAGCAGAATACTATTTTATTATATTCGTATTTATCTGAAGATGGTCGTCAGATTGAGAAAGATTATGCTGAAGGAAAGTATAAGGATATCGATTCTGGATTGATTTCATTCCCATATTATGATGCACAGTATCTTCATCCCGATTACGACGGTACCATGACCATCGTAAAAGCTTACGAATATCTTAAAACCCTTCCGGAGTTCGAAGGGGCTGAAGATGTATAACCAACGAATCAAAAACTTAATGGCTTTATATTTTTGTTGAACTAAAAAATATCCCCAATATTGTGTTGCGACGACAAAATATAGAGCTATTGAGATTTGATAATAAACTACATAGGAGGTACATTGCGTGGAACCCTGGATACAGACAATCATCACGATTACGTGTACATTGCTTGCTTCATCTGGATTCTGGGCTTATATCCAAAAAAGAGGAGACGCCAGTAATGCTGAAAAAAGACTTCTTATTGGATTAGCTCATGATCGAATCATTTGGCTAGGAATGCAATATATTGAAAGAGGATGGATTTCTCAAGATGAGTACGAGAATCTTCATGATTATTTATTCATTCCTTATTCAGAAGCAGGTGGTAATGGATCAGCTGCAAAAGTGATGAAAGATGTTGACAATTTACCGGTTCATAAGACCGGATACAAATCAAAGGAGAGATGACTTATGTTGATTTCAAACAAGACCTATGATATTCTTAAATGGATTGCACAGATCCTTCTTCCGGCATTTGGAACCTTATATGCCGCTCTGGTCCCGATGTGGGGACTACCGTATGGTGATCAGGTTGTTGGAACTATTCTTGCAGTAGATACTTTCCTTGGCGCTTTACTTGGAATTAGCTCTAAGAAGTATAACGCAGCAACTGGCAGTGAAGAGAATTAGAATACTAATAGATTGATAGTACATTATTACCTTAAAATCCTTGAAATTACCGGTCCATCTGTTTTCGTACAGGAAGCTGCAGATGCTGGCAAGTTCTAAATAATCCAGTAAAATCAAGGATTTAAGGTGATGTATGATGCGGCTGAAATCGTAAGAAAGTAAGCCGCTAGTACATTATTAATACATTATTTGTATACTCATATTAGTACACTTGATACAAACTATCTTATTTTTTCGATTTCAGTTTGAAGCCAGCTGAACTCACGCTTAGTATATACTTTCTCGGTTATATCATTAATAGAATGACCGACTATATATTTAATAGCATATTCGTCAACTTTATATTTCTTGGCTTCAGTTATAAAATGTTCACGACCGTCATGCGGTCTATGATTTGGGTTTAAATCCAATGCTCTTATTAAGTTTTTAAATCGTGTTTTATATTTATCATATGTCAATCTGTAATCATTTTTGATATAAGCAGGCTCACGACAATTGACTAAATATTCACTTCCTATGCATTTGGCTTCACTGTATAATCGTTGAACTAATGGACGAATTTTTGTGTGAATTGGAACTGAGCGATTAATACCGGCTTTAGTTTTCATTCCACCAACAAAAATCCACCTCGTCAAATCTACATTTTCTATTTTGAGATTGAGAAGTTCTTGCGGTCTCCATCCTGAATAGCATTGAATTAAAAGTACGTCGGCATAGGGCATATCATAATTCTTCCATAATTTACACATCTCTTGAACGCTAAACGGCATATGTTCGACTCTTTCGTTTTCTATCGCTTCTCGTATTTCTTTGGATATATTAAAAGAACGAGCATAATTCACCGTAACAATTTCATGTTCTAAAGCATAATCACCCATTAAATTAAATATTGATTTAATTCTATGTTTAGTAGTTGGTGACGGCTTACGGGTTTCTCCCTTATATTCGAAAGTACCTTCTTCCATGCATCCTTTAATATGTCTCGATCTAATATCTTTAAATCTCATATCGTATACAGATGAGCAGTAATGCCACGCTGCAGCTATCGATCGTCCGTATGATTCATTTTTGGTTTTCATGAACTCGGGAAACCATTTTTCATAGATTTCTTTAACTGTCAAATCTTCATCCAAATCATATGGATTCTTATTATATTCCACTAAAGCAGCATAAGCTTCATTATAAGTAGAGAAGTAAGATACTGGCTTTAATGGTTTACCAATAGGTTGACCGGTTGATGTTTTGCCAACTGTAACCATTGCTCGAAACGGTCTTCTTAAATTGCGATTCTTTATTTCCGTTATTCTTCCGAATCCGTTTGGCAGACGCCTCCTTTTCACATTCTTTTTTGATGATTTTACTGTTTCTTCTACAACTGTTTTTATTGGGTATCCGCAATGCGGACATGAAACAGCTTTGTCACTTACTTGTAGTTCACATTCTGGACATAGTATTAACATAATTACCAAACCTTTCCAGTTGATTTTTATGAACTTGCCGTATAAAGTTATATACCATAGGGTGTACTAACGAGTCAAGTAGTACATGTGATGAAAAATTGGAGGTTTTAAATTATGAAATGTGAATGTGGCGGTGATATGAAACACCACGATAAGGCAGTTAGAATCGTTAGAGAGAAGGGCGGTGCAAAACATCGTATTTACATAGAACGAGTAAAATGCGAAAAATGCGGAAAGATTAGAAGGATTTTTCCAGAAAATATTTTACCGCACAAGCAGTACGATAAAGAAATTGTTGATGGTGTTAAAGAAGGGCTGATCGATAGCGATACTCTAGGATATGAAGACTATCCTTGCGAATTGACTATGAAGCATTGGAGAGAAGAGTTTGCTATGGAATTCTGTCCGCATATTTTACAAGCTCCTATATGGAATACATATGAAAGGAGTGTGTAGATGTTAGGATTAGCAATTTTTTTCACAGGAGCAGCGGTTTACTGTTGGATAAAAGTATTTTCCGACAATGACTAAATTTCAAAGAGATTCAAAGATTAGAGCCTATCAAGGGCTCTTTTCTTTTCTTTTTTTTGCCAATTTTATCCATGTATTCTTTTTAACAAAACGTCACACGAGTCATAGAATAGCCATTGAAGGGAGATGGTTGTAATGGAACAAATTGAGTTTGGTAAGGGTGGCGTTCCGGTAAGAATCGTGGCTGAAATATATGGAAAAGATCCTTCTTGGATAAGAGCTGGTCTTATAACCGGATATTTACCAATAGGGAACGCAACAAGAAACGGTCAGGTGATAACGTCAATTGACCAAATGAACAGTAAGTTCGGCAGAATAAATTATTATATTTCACCGAAAAAACTGTACGATGAAACAGGTTATATTTGGAAAGGGAGAAAGTAATTATGAGAACAACCGTATCAAAGAAAAACAAATATTGGATTAGCAGACACAGATATTTGGAACTTTCACATTTCTGTGCTCAGTATAATGAATGGGTTAAAATTCGAAAAGATTTGGAAGGACTTCAGAGAGCTGTAGTGGCTACATATTCAGTTCCGAACAAAACTGATATTTCTGATCCAACTGCAACTACTGCCGAGAAGATTCTGTTCTATAGTGAGCGAATCGACATGGTGAATAATGCAGCAAAAGAAGCTGATCCGATACTTGCTAAATACATAGTAAAGTGTGCAACAAACGGATATTCATACGACAAATTAAGAGCTAAAGAGAAAATACCGTGTTGTAGGCAGGTATTTTACGAAGTGTATAGATGCTTCTTCTGGCATTTGAGTAATGCGCGAAAATAGCATATGCTCTTATGCAAATAAACGAAAGGAGAACATTTATTATGGATTATGGTATGTTATTGGAAGATGTCAAAGAAGTGTCCAAAGATGCCTTGAAAGAAGTTTCTTTCAGAATCAATGAAGCGTTTATACAGTATATTAAAGAACTCGACATTGATTATGAAATCAAGAAAGATCTTATCATCAAGTCTAAGGACAGAGCATTCTTTGACATGCTGCTGATTAATGCACTTAAAGATTAAGTGTTTACCAGCTTATTAAAACCGAGAGGGTATTCGCGAAAAACGAATGCTCTCTTAGTTTTTGCAAAATTATTTATTGATGGAGTTGCCGATTATATTCGATATGTGTTCATAGGATGCTCTACGATCAGCAAGTGCTTCATCAAGTGATTTGTCACCGTATACATCCTGCACTTGTTCAACGGTCCATACATCGCCGAACTCACCAGTGGTTTCAATAAAAGTGTCAATTTCTACTTTGTTCATACTAAATACCTCCTTCTGCTATTTGGAGATTCATTATACATCTAAGTACGTTTAAAATCAATGCGCATATTTTACAAATCGCTTTATGAGAACAAACGATAAGGAGGTAACGAATATGTTATTATTTGGAGCATTAGTAGCAGCGTTGATACTTATAGGAATTATTGTAGCGGTTGTTGTAGGGACAGCTGGTATAGCATTCTTTGTAGTATTCGGCGATGTAATTGTATGCATCGCAATAATAGTATTCTTAGTCAAACTTATATTTGGCAGAAAGAAAAAGAAGTAAGACAGTATAAGAGACTTTTGGCGAGACTAGCCGGGTCTCTTAGCTTTTGTTTATGTGAAAGGAGAAATATCATGAGTAACAATATAGAAAAGAAAATTAATAGTATTAAAAGCGAAATTAAAAAACTTGAAAATGAGATTAAACAGCTAGAAAAAGAGAACGTAAATTTTTATGCTGTGATTATGCAGTCTGACGGTGTCAGTCGGGAATATTTTCAAATAGCTTCAGAAGCTATATCCGAAGCAGAGGTAAAGGAACTGGTACAAGACAATTATTGGCGTTATGCAGATGATTATAGTATTGGGTATGTTCCAGTATCAAAGGAAACTCACCAAAAAATTGGTGATTTGGTTCAACTTAAATTGCTACAGAAAAACATTGACAAATGTCGGAAACAAATAGATGGATTTTATAATTTAGATGGGATGGCTGTTTTTGAACAGCAGCTCGATAGAGCTATAAAATATTCAGAGCGCGTTATTGAGTTGTCGATTGTTAATGACGATATAGTATTCATTGATTTTGATGACTAGCCTGGTCTCTTAGCTTTCGCATATTTTACAGTTCCTTGTATGAAAGGAGTGATGTTTTATGAATAAAAAGTCAGTACCAGTTTACGACACTTTAGATTGTATGAGGCTTATTAAAAAGAGATTTCCGTGGATACCTAGATGCATCATACGGAGAGTTCTTTTTGCTGAAGAATTATACATGAATAAGATCGGTATAATTGACTATATACCAGAACTTAAAGCTTGGTATTTCAAAAAATAAAGAGCAAGAGTCCTAAACAAGGGCTCTTTTCTTTTACTAAAACGTTTTTTATGCTATAATTATATTTCTATGATTTATGGGGGTGATTAAAATGAACATACATGGGATAGAATACGATTCAATGTTAAACGGTGATGGATTAAGAGCAATTATTTGGGTGTCTGGGTGCAATCATAAATGTCCTGGATGCCAGAATCCACAGACATGGGATTCGAATAGTGGAAGTCCTATTACTACAGATGACTTGAATCGCTTATTTAATTATTTGGATAAAGGTTATCCATCAGGAGTTACATTCTCTGGTGGAGATCCATTATTTCCGGAGAACCGTAGCACTGTATTATATTTGTGCAAGTTATTAAAAGAAAAATATCCAAATAAAACGATTTGGATGTATACGGGATATTTATATGACGAAGTTAAAGATTTGGAAATTCTGAAATACGTAGATGTGCTGGTAGACGGACCATTTAAGAAGGATTTGGCAGATGTAAATTATCACTGGGCTGGCTCCACAAATCAGAAGGTAATCAATTTACATCACGCAGCAATCCAAAATGTATGATATTTTGTTATGGAAGAAAGGAGCAAAGTTGATGAGTTTATTATGGACTGCCGTAGTCTTATGTGTTGGCATGATATTTGGAATCTGGTTAACCAAGATCATATTGCCTACAGGAAAGTTACTTATTGATCGTACAAAAGATAATAAAAATGTAATGACATTTAGTCTTGGATCACTTGACCCAGATGAATTAGTGAAGCACAAAGTGATGCTGATTCGGATAAAAGAAGTCACGCAGAAATAGCATATCCTTATATGAAAGGGGTGATATTTTATGAAGAAAACTATAATATTCGATGACAAATCGCCAAGATGGGATAAGAATGAACTCATTAATGCATGTGTATTGACAGCTTATGAATGTCGATTAAACGACTGGTTACAAATGTACGAGTGCTTATTATTACGAGACGTATACGAATGTTTAGGCATTCCGATAACGAGAGAATCACTTGTTGCCGGCTGGAGAAGCAATTCAGTGCCACATTTTAAATTCGAACGCATTTTTAAACCAAATGGCGTGATTGAAATCGTATTACCAGAGATGGAATCAGATTTACGATATTCATTTCCTTCAGAACAAGAGTCCTAAACAAGGGCTCTTTTCTTTTTTGCGCTTTTTAAACAATCCCTTATATGACACAAATTTATATTTCAACGAGAAAGGAGAAATTTTTATGAGTAACGAATTGTTGGATACGGAGATTAAGAGGTTATTTAAAGAACTTGAATCCAAAACTCCGGGTAGTAAAGAGTATAATGACGTACAGGATTGCCTGAACATCTTATACAAATTGAAGTTGGAAGAAGACAAGAACCATGAAAATGCTGAAATTCAGCGTCAGAAAAATGAGGACGATAAAGAGTATCAGAATCGTGATATTGACTTGAAAGAACAGCAGATTCAGGAGAACAAGGCTTTCAACTGGCTAAGATTTGGAGTAGATGTGGCGGGCATTGCTTTGCCATTGATATTCTGCAGAAAGACCTGGAGAGAAGGACTCAAGATTGAGAAATTAGACCAATTTATTGGATCTCCGTCAGCAAAAAATGCATTAAAATTCTTCACACCGTGGAGAAAGAAATAAGTTTCAAAGAGAGGGATCATGTATTATACATGGTCTCTTGATTTTTCTTCAATATTCAATTTCAATGTGATATACTACAAATATCTATACGAAGGAGGAATGCGATTATGAGTAAACAGTACTGCCCTGAGTGTCACATTGAAATGGATTATAAAGCTAAAGATGAGTATTGGATATGCCCGGAATGCGGTCATACTACTGATTTGGATGACGTGAAACTGGGTATTGATTATCCAACATTGGAATTTACGTATGAAGATGAAGAAGAATCATATGATCCGGAAGCAAAGTATGAAGATGCATATAGAAGAAATGAGGAGTTTCCGGGAATCAATTATGATGATTTGTATGAAGAGGATTGAGCGTATGAAGAAACTTAAATTGTTATATATCAGTTTATTGTGTGCTTGTATGATTATCGGTGTTATACCAAGTGCGAATGTTCAAGCTGCTGATGATGGTACAGCTGTTATTTTAACACAAGAGTATTCTACTAAGGCTAGCGGAGTTGGTTCGTTGTTTTATGATGCCATAGCATTTGACATGGCCAATCTTAATCCTACTTATACGTATGATATTTATTATAAGAAATATGGCGCGAAAAAATATCGTTTTTACAAAAGCTATTCTGCAAAAGGCCATGAAGAAGATGCTTTTTGGGAAACATACATGGCCGTTTCTCAAATTAGATATCACAATGTTCATAGAATGTGGCTTACAAGAACCGCAGCAAATACCAAGTATTGTATTCGTGTAAAAACTAGGGAAACTGGCAGATGGTCTAAGACAGGAACATTTTGGTCGGCAGCTAAGAATCCTAAATACAAACGAAATGGCAGACGTTTGACATGGAGTAAAACAAAAGGAGCAGCTGGCTATATTGCAGAATCTCGTAAATACGTATGGTACGAATGGCATGACGGTGTACCTGTATATTACGGAAACTACAAATTTAATGATCAAGTTTTATCAGCTAATAAACGTTCAATACTTGCCCCAAACGGATATAGTGCACGAAGTGTATACGCCTACACTAAGCATGGCAAATATTATTATGTTGACGGATACGGCTGTTTTAAAAACAAGAAAGAACTGAAGATTGTTCCTGGTTTTCCAGAGGAAGCTTATAAACTTCGTAGACGAGTTGGATTGGATAATTTAATTTATTATTGATTCGCATCGATTACATCCCCTTATATGAAAAAACTTTATAAGGAGGATTATGAAATGAGCGAAAAACAGGTATCATTTGAAGATTTCCGTAAGGAGCAAAAGAAACGAGAACGTAAGGAGAAACTCTGTAACGGGGTGAAAAAATGTACAGATTGGATTCAGAACAATAAAGAAGTTGCAATTGGAATCGGAACGTTTGCTGTTGGTGCAGGTGGATCTATGATAAAAGGTCTGGCTAAGCGACAGAAAGTGAAAGAAGAGAAACAATTGAAAAATAACTATTGCTATGATCGGAGTCTCGGACATTATTGGAAACTCCGCAGAGAGCTGACGAACGAAGAGTGGATCGCAATCGATAAGCGGAAACGGAATGGTGAACGGTTAGGTGATATTTTAGCCGAATTAAAAGTATTGAAGTAATATTCATAAGAGCTTGTGCTTAATTGCATGGGCTCTTATTTTTGTTCTTTCGCAAAATTTACATGCTCCTATATGAAAAACTATATTTTAGGAGGATAAAATCATGAAAGGTTGGATTAACGGAGTAACATTATTTATGAGGTATTTTTCTTATATTTGTGTATGGTTTGCATTTATAATGGCACTTATGTCATTTGATATACCAACACACGGCTTTGGCTGGGTGATGTATGTCATTGGTGTAGTGTGTATTTCATCATATATGACCATACGAGTTATAAGAACAGCTGAAAGAATGTTTAATGACAATCCGAAACGGAAGCAATTATCGCACAGATAGTTTAAGAAGAGAGGTCTACATTGACTTATCATTTTTTTTTCGCGCTTTTTACAATCTCCTATATGAAACAATGATCTGTGATTAAGAAAGGAGAAATTATGAGTGAACGAGTTACAGCTGATGATGTAAGGCATGTAGAAACAAAGATTATCATGACCGAAGATAAGATGTTTCGAGAGAAGAATTACTACAAGAAGCTGGAAATCAGAGAAGAGATTATATTTCTGAGGAAGAAATTACAGAAGATGCAGTTTCTATTTAAAGAGGGCTAATCAAGCTCTCTTTTCTTTTATGAAAGGAGTCGTTTATGAAAAAACCAAACAAATTCTATGCAAGAGTAAAACGTGGAGCACCAGCTATATTTACGGTACTAAGTGTTGCTGGTGTGATTGCTACGGGTATTTTATCGGCAAGAGCAGCAAATAAGACCCGCAATACCGAAGAGTCCGAGAAATCAACAGTCAATAACTTCAAAGAAGGATGGAAGAATTATATTCCAGCTATTGTAGTTGGTGGAGTTACGATAGTTTGCTCCATTAGCTCCAACGTACTTAATCGACATCAGAGAGTAGCTCTTGTCAGTGCATATACGTTGGCAAGTAAATCTTATGAGGACTATAAGCGCAAAACAAAAGAACTTTATGGTGAAGAAGCTCATCAGAAAATTATGGAATCATTAGCTGCAGAGAAAGCCGAAGATGTTTATATTTCGACAGCTGATTTTGCCGGTTCATCGTCTTTAGCATGGGACGATCGTTCAGTTGAAGAAAAGCGAACGTTTTATGATAGTTATTCCAGACGATATTTCGAAAGTACTGTATGCCAAGTACTTGAAGCAGAGTATCACTTGAACCGTAACAGGTGTCTTGGTATGGACGTAACTGTGAATGATTTCTACGAATTTTTAGGCATCAAACCTATAAAAGGTGGCGACAAAATTGGATGGTGGTGGTCGGATGAAATATATTGGATCGATTTTATCCATCATAGAACAGAACTGGAAGACGGGTTAGAAATATATTTGATTGAATTTGTATATCAGCCGGGCTTAGATAACGAAGAAGATTGTTGAGATTCGCGAAAAATGCAAGCCGTTATATGAAGACGGTAGAAAGGAGATAACTTATGAACAAAAAAACTTTATTGGGAATCATTCCTATTGTTGTGTTTGCTGCGTTACAGACAGCAATCTCAGAACTCAGGATGGATTTATCAATTAAAGAGGTGGTCAAAGAAGAGATCGCCAATCAGAAGTCAGAAGAAACAGAAGGGGAGTAGCAACTCCTCTTCACTTTTATTTAAGGAGAGAAAATCATGTTTAAATCAAATCTGAACAATTTCATGAAAAACATTGGTGCGAAATTAGGAGCAAATGCACCGGGAATCACAATTGGATTAGGCACAGGAGCAATCATCGTATCTGCAGTTATGGTTGGGGTAGCAACGCCTAGAGCAATGGAACTTATTGAGGATGCAAAAAAAGCTAAAGTCAAACGTTTAGAGAACGCTAGAAAGAAAGCTCCGGAAGATGCAGTTATCGATGAGGACGAAGAACTCACAGTGGTAGAAATCATCAAAGCTGGATGGAAACCTTATATGCCGGCGATTATGACAGCAGCGGTGGGTATTGCTTGTATTGTTGGTGGTACAAGAGTTAATGCAAGACGAAATGCAGCATTATCAGCAGCATATACAGTTGTAGAGCAGACTCTTAACGATTATACAGCAAAGACAAAAGAAATTGTTGGTGATAAGAAAGAGAAAGAAATTCGTGATGCTATTGCCGCTGATGAAATTAAAAAAAATCCTTACGAAGGGTGTAACGTAGTGAAAATTCCAAAGTTTGGAAATACGCTGTGTTATGACGTGCGAGCCAATGATTATTTCATGGGCGATTACAACATGATTAAGAAGATTGAGAATGATCTTAATCGAAGATTATTCAGTGAAATGTTTATATCCTTGAATGATCTTAGAGATGAATTTGGCTTGTGTCATGATAAAGAACTTGGCGATGATATAGGTTGGAATGTTGATCATCCTATCGAATTTACTATTACAACAATGCTGGCAGATAATAACGAACCTTGCTTGGCTGTCAATTATGTAATTGCACCACGATACGATTACCGCAATTTACACTGATACGCATTTTTTACACAGTCTTATATGGAACAATAATATAATTTTCAGGAGGAAAATGAGATGAACGAAAACAAAATTATGGAACAGACAAATGAAACTGTTAACGATGTAAATGAGGTTGAAGAAACCGGTAATGAAAGCGGCGGTATTGGCATTCTTGTTGTTGCTGGAGCGTTCGCGCTTGGCGGAGCTGTAGTAGGAGCTAAGAAAGCATATCACTGGTTTAAAGATCGGAAACACAAACCGGAAGTCGTTGATGGCGATGTTGAGTGTGTGAATGACGAAGAAGTTCCGGAAGAAAAATCCGAGAATAAGTAATTGTTCAATAAGGAGTGGTGTTATCAAGCACTGCTCCTTTTTCTTTTTATTAAGGAGGATATTTATGTACAAATATGTATATAGAGGACCAGTATATTCGTTTGGTCGTATGCTTACTGATTGCTGGGTTGGCGAGACGTATGCTGTAACCATGAAGAAAGCCAGGAGTAATTTGTTTCATCAATGTAAAAAAGCACTTGGAATGTCAGAAACAGCAGCAATCTGTTTACCAGGAACAATAAGAGAGGAAAAAGTAGAGTATGTCGGATAGAGAAGAAAAGAAACCGAGACTTGAGAAGATGGTCGATGCTTCTGAGTATAAGCAGAAAGACACTGCGATAAATAAGTTAATTAAGGCTTTCATTCCAGATAATATATATGATCTTAAAGATTATATTGTCAGTGAGATCGTGATTCCGACGATCAAAGATGGTCTTGATGATACATGGAACGCTGTATTTAGGGGTAGCGGACGTAAGAAATCATCCAGCAGACGTAGAAGAAGTTATTACGATGACGATGATGATATGCGACCAGCTTACCGTAAATATTATGATGATCGCAGGAGAGACGATAGATACAGTGACGATCGATACTATCAACCGGAACGTTCTGATTTCAAGAATGTGAAATTTAAGAGCCGTGGAGATGCTGAGAGGATTCTTACGAAGATGGAAGATATTATCTATAAGAATCGATTTGTGAGTTTGCTGGATTTTTATGATCTTACCGGGCAACCTACCAGATCCACAGATGATAACTACGGATGGACCAATTTGGATAGGGCTAAAGTGGAACGTTTGAGATCCGATAATGGATATATTATTCGTTTCCCAAGCCCAATGCCGCTTGATCGTGAGTATGATTAATTTATATTTTGAAAAGGAGAACAAATCATGAAAAAAATTCAGTTACCAAAAATTACACTTAAAGGTAAAGCAAAAAGAATTGTAGTAAAGGCAAAAATCAAAAGCCCAACTATTATGATTGTGGCAGGAGTCGCCGGTGTTGTAGGCGGAACAATTATGGCGTGTAGAGCAACTATGAAACTCAAACCTATTCTGGATGAGGGAAAAGAAGCTACCAATGATATTCACGAGTATGCCAGCTCCGATGAAGCGAAAGAGAAAGGTTACACAGAAAAAGAAGAAACAAAAGCAGTAGTTGTTGAGAATCTGAAAACAGCTGGTAAAGTGGTAAAACTCTATGCCCCAGCAGTAGCAGTTGAAGCTGTGTCAATTGGATGCATTGTAGGAAGTCATAAGATTCTCACAAAGAGAAACGTTGGTCTGGCAGGGGCTTATGCTGCAGTACAGAAAGAATTCAAAGACTACAGAGATCGTGTCGTGGAAAGATTCGGTGAAGATCTGGACCGTGAGCTTAAGCACAATATCACCAGAACGGAATATAAAGAAAAAGAGACAGACGAAAACGGTAAGAATAAAACCGTAAAGAAATCCGTTGATGTTGCAGGTGATGGAACTGGATATTCTGGATATGCCAAATTCTTTGACGAAGCATCAAGAGAATTCACAGGTGACCCAGAACATGATAAATGGTTCCTGATGAGAGCAGAAGAACTGTTTAACAATAAGCTTCGTACCGATGGATTTGTGTTTATTAATGATATCTACGATTATCTTGATATTCCTCGTACACAGCAGGGACAGACTGATGGTTGGGTTTATGACGCAGAACATCCAGATGCTTATCCAATTAGCTTTGATATTATGAATATTAATAAAGAAGCTAATAGAAGATTCGTAAACGGATACGAACCGGTCATCCTTCTTGACTTCAAGAATTGCCGTTATATTCTTGATCAGATTTGAATGATTGGACTTAATACAGTAGGAACGGGAACTATTCAAGATATTTTTGATTATCCTTGGCTTTATGGTATGAGTCAGGGATAGAAAGGAGCGTATATGACAGGACGAGATTTAATTGTTTATATCTTAACTAATCATCTGGAAAATGCCGAAATTCGAAATGGTAAATTAATGGTATCCGGTAATGATTTCATGAAAGACGAACAGGTAGCATCCATACTTGGTGTTGGAATGGCTACTGTTAGAGTGTGGTACGAGAACGATTATTTCGAAGGGGCTTGCCGGGAAGATGGAGTTATTTATATTCCTAAAGATGAAGTAATTCGAATATTGTCTGAAAAGTTTAAGGAAGCAGGGGTGAGAATATGAAAAGTATTATTTCTTATACATTTGCAGCACTCGCAGGTATTTGCTTTATTAAGGGACTAGCGTTGGTCAAATAGGAGGTATCGGATGGAGCGTCTTGAATATTTACTTTCAATAGTTCAATTTGCAACTGATACAAAAGAAAAACGCCATATTGTAGGAGGGATGCTGGTCAGCATCTCTCTTTTATTTGGCGGGATGGCATTCACCGTGATGACAATGAAAGATGAGGATGAGAACTATGAATAAAGCATTATGTTTTATATTTGGTGCTATAGCTGGCACGGCATTGGGTTATTATATCGCTCGACAGAGATGCGAAGAAGAAATTGAATCGGTCAAAGAGGCTTTCAGAGAAGATTCTGAGCGTGAAGAATCTAGCGTTGACGAGAATCCAGACAGAGAGCCTATGGATTCTTCGGTACGTCCAGCAGTTAAAGAAGCCATTGACTACATGAATACAGTTCGTAAGGCTGGATATACTGCAGCACCAGATCCGACAGACGAAGATGAAGTCAGTGATATTCCGTATGAGATTACTCCAAATGAATTTGGTGACATCGAATACGAGGAAGTAGAGCTTGTTATGTTTGCTGACGATGTGCTGGCTGACGGTGACACATATGAACGAGTTGAAGATGTTGATAATGTCGTGGGCGAGGATAATCTGCTGAAGTTTGGTCATTATGAAGAAGATCGTGTTTGTGTCCGCAATGACAGACTCAAATGTGATTATGAGATTATCAGAGATGAACGAACATATGAGCAGGCATATAAAACAATGTATCCTTATAAACCTTACGACGAAGATGTGGAGGATTAATGGACGTAAGGGAACAATATTTTAATTGGATGTATGACATGGTGTTCACTAAACGAGCACCATCATATGTCCGGTTATTAAGATACTTAAACAGTCAGGAATTTACTTACAATATTCGTCTTGATGGTAACAGAGCTGACGACGGTTTATATTTACGATATCGTTTTAAGCAAGAGAATCATCTAAGAGCTGTTGACGTAGATAGATGTTTGACTGGTAAATGTAGTGTACTTGAGATGATGGTGGCACTGTGTTTACGAATTGAAGAGGATATTATGGACGATCCGGTTAAAGGAAACAGAATTCACAAATGGTTTCATGTTATGCTCAAGAGTCTTGGATTACTAGACATGGATGATGCATATTTTGATGAGCGGTACGCAGACAAAGTGATTACAAGATTCTTGAATCGAGAATATGAGCCTAATGGAGCTGGTGGATTATTCCGAATTAAGGATTGTCCGTATGATTTAAGAAGCGTTGAAATATGGTATCAGATGTGCTGGTATTTCGACAGTATTTTGTAAAGGAGTCACAAAAATGAAATGATAGATTTTATTAAAATTCATGTCGAAAAGCCAAAAAAGATAGGTGGTCCATCGATTGCATATCCCAAATTTCTGCTGAAGAAAAGTTCAGATCTTATGATTCAGGGTGGTGATTTTTACGCTATCTGGATTGAAGAAAAGGGTTTATGGTCAAAAGATGAACAGGATGCTATTGACATGATTGATAATGAGCTTCGAATGTTTGTCGAAGCAAATAAAGATAAGTATACGGAGCTTATACCTTTATATTTATGGGATTCAACATCAGGTATGATTGATCGATGGCATAAATATTGTCAAAAACAGTTACGAGATAATTATCATGTACTTGATGAAAAACTTATATTTTCGAATACTGTTACGACAAGAGAAGATTATGCCAGTAAAAAACTCAATTATCCGTTAGAACCAGGAACTATAACTGCTTATGATGCTCTGATGTCTACTTTATATTCTCCGGAAGAAAGAGAGAAACTTGAGTGGGCTATCGGAGCTATTGTATCTGGAGATAGTAAAAAGATTCAGAAGTTTCTGGTTCTGTACGGATCTGCTGGAACTGGTAAATCAACAGTTCTGAATATTATCCAGAAGCTGTTTGAAGGGTATTGTTCATCGTTCGATGCAAAAGCCTTAGGTTCTGCAAATAGTTCATTTGCGTTGGAGCCATTTAAAACAAATCCGCTTGTAGCAATTCAGCATGACGGTGATTTATCCAGAATTGAAGACAATACAAGGCTTAATAGTTTAGTTTCCCATGAAAAAATGCCGGTAAATGAGAAATTCAAATCCATGTATGAAATGAAATTCAATGCTTTTCTGTTCATGGGTACAAACAAACCAGTAAAGATTACCGATGCCAAATCAGGTCTTATAAGACGACTAATTGACGTAACGCCGTCGGGTAAAA